GTTCCAGCAACATTATACGAGCACCTCATCCGGCCGTCTGCCGACAGTTGCTTCTTCAGCACCGAAATCTTTTTCCGGTAGTCGCGCATCGCGATAATGTACCTGGCAAATATCCCACCCCACTGGGCATTCTCGTCTATCCACTCCAAAGCCTCTCGATTGACAGTTATCTTCTGGTCGCCCTTCACGAACGTATAGCGCACTGGCAGCTGGAGGGCCTCATAGAAAAAGGCCTTCAGCTGATCCGGGCTACTATAGTTCAGCGAGAAGGTGCGCTTGTCCGGATACTTGTTCCGATCGGCATAGGGTTCACCCCACACCGCCCTGGCCAAGTTCTGGAACCTCCTATCCGCCTTGTCCAGGTCGGCTTCCAATTCCGCCCTGACTTTATCTCTGTAGAACTGGTCGACGAGCACGCCTCTGCGGGACATCACGAAGCTTGGCGCACACATCCCCCGCTCGAAGTCATAGACTCGCTTCGCGGCTGCGCTATGCTCCACGTCCTCCATGTCCTGCATCAACGATTCCCAGATCTCAAAGGTCATACAGCAGTCAAGACCGTTGTAGACCTGGAGACTGTGCTCGCCGACCAGTTCCTCCCTCTTAATTAGGCTAGTGTCCACCCAAGGCATTAGCTTAGAACCTTGTACTTACCGACGACACTAGACTGTAACCGTTTGAACCGGGTCCAAGGACTCTCCCACAGGATTAAGAACCTCTCTGTGAAGTCCGTCTGCACGTTGTCCACAGTGTAAATATACACAGGGACCTGCATTTCCTCAGCAGCCTTGACTTCCATCTCGACTCCTATCGAGTCCTCCCAGTCTGGCAACCCTAGCACAACCAGATGACTGCTGTGCGTGAGCATGTTCTTATTGTAGCTCCCCCAGAATTTGCTATCTGTCGGGACGTTGAGGAGCTGTGCCGCGTCATGACAGTGGAGAATTGGGGAGAACAAGGGCATGTCCTGCCTGATCCCGGCGAACGTGAACTGAGCAGTGACCCAGTACCTCCGCCTCACAACTTCCTTATCTTTGTGGCTATAAGGGCTGGCAATGTAAATCATTCTTCCCTCTTGAAATCATCTCGGTTCCGTAGACGCATGGTCTTCCATGACGCCTCATCAGTGTGGATGGACGCAAGCGTCCCTAAGTCCTTCTTAAGTTCCGGCCACAACGCGTGCTGGATTAACATCGTGTCCTCGAACGGACCACGGACTACTGCTCTCCAGTTCTCCCAGAAGTACGTTATGTCATACAGCCCGTTCTGCAAGATCTTTGCAACGTGTGGGTTTGCCAGCACCTGGCGGATACGCTTCACCAAAACTAACTCTTTCTCTTCCGACCAATAACAATAGTCTGGCCGTCTATGATCTACGAACGGAATGACAGCCGCCTCGGCAGGACTCAGCCCAAACCCGCACACAGTGATTTGCCCGCCCTTCGTCTCCACGTCCACGGTTATCTCGTTCGCGTGGTTGCAGCGGTCCAGAAAATCCAGTGCCTCCTGAAACGTAGGGTCTATGAGAACCTTGCGTACTGGCAACCGAATATCCGGGTAGCCTGACTCCCTTTTGAGTTTGTGTAGATCCTGGAGTACAACAACACGTTCCTTCCACTGCCTAAGGATATATGCTGGGTGAAAGGATGGTAGCACTTTATACTTCCGTCCTCGAATGGATGCTTCCCGAACGCGACCGCGAAGAAGAGATATTTTCGGAGTCTGTCTGAAGACGGCCCAACAGGGTGTGTTCCCCAATGCAGCGATAACGTTCGGCCGAACAGCTTCAATCTCATCATAGAGTCTCTCCAGCTCGGGTGTAAAAGGGTTGTAGACGTAGTTGCCTGGGCTTAGGGCAGGCATTCCTGCAATGCCCTTGTCCCTCGTTCTGGTGCAGAAGTTCTCGATCTTGTTATCCTGGGGCCGAATGAAGAACACGTTGGTCATATAGACCTGGGCCGGATCGATGCCCGACTGCCAGAGCATCTTCCTTAACTCTTTACCAGACCAGCCCACGAAGGGCTGGCCGGTCATCATCTCCTCTGCACCTGGAGCCTCACCGATGCACATAATCTTGGCATCTTTCGGCCCCGTAGCCTTCATGGGCGGATACTGGATGTTCATTCAGTTTGGTCCGTGAGAAAGTCTTTCTCGACCTGTGCTGCCAGTTGGTCAGTCATGGCTTCGTCATCGAACTGCTTTCGTTCGTGTACATCCACTGGACGAGCTTCGCCAGTCGAATGAATGGCAGCTTCTCCCGCGATGGCCAGTTGCGCTGCTCCTTCAGTATATAGACCGTCAATAACCACTGGCCCACATCCAATTCTCGCAATACACATAAGCACCTGGTCCAGGGCCGAGTGTTCTGCGGGTCCCACACGTCTAACACTTCTCGACGCATACTTGAGCAGGACGCGTTGGAGTTCGCCGGCACAGGCGGCATACGCTGTCGGTTCGCCATAGATCTTATCCTCCGCTTGGAGCTTTCTTACGCTCTCAACTAGGATCTTGTTACGAGGTGTCAGATTTTCATTCATGACATTCATTCCTTACTTCCTTCCAGTTGTTCAGCTGCACGCTTTTTTCTAAAGCGTTCCAGCTCTGCCACTGCCTCGCCATGAAAGTGCTCGTCACGTTCCAAGCCGAAGACAAATTCAGCACCAAGACTTTCAGCCGCTCGCAGGCTGGTGCCACTTCCTGCGGTGGGGTCAAGCATCCGAGTTGTACTACTGACCAACATTTTGAAGAAGTATCTAAGCATTGGCTCAGGTTTCTCACTCGGATGAATAGCTCTCGTGATGGGACACGAGTGCACGTCGCTGACAGGGGACACAATTTTCCTGTCTCCCCTGCTAATAAGCAGGGCATTCTCATAGATGTGTCTGGGTCGTCTTGAAGCATCCGCCACCACTCCGCTGTTATCGCTCTTATGCCAGATCAAGGGGACATCTAGCACTCTGAGGTCAAGCAGCAGCCCTTCCAGATAGCCCATCACCCTCCTAAATTCCGAAGTCTGATACCACAGCAGAATGTGCGCACTCTGTGCTATAATGTTCGGCACGAACAGCGCGTCCATTAGTTCCCAGAATATGTCGTCGCTGTCTTCATAGCTGCGGTGACTCCCACCCGCATGGATCTGGCTACCCTTCTTGCCCGCAGCCGCCCCATAGGGGAAATCACAGTGGATTAAGTTAAAGCGCGGACCCTTATAGTTGGCTGCCCACTCTATGAAGTCGGCGTTGATGAGGGAGCTACCCGCAGCCATGTGCTTCGGGGCTTCGGGCACAACAGGTGCCCTCGCCATTAGATTGCTCTTATCCAGCTGAGGCGGGATCACCACGTTACGGACTGCCAGGGGCATCGACACCAGCACATCGTCGAGCTGCCTATCGACCCGGCGTTTGATGGTCTCATAAGCCGTGGTGGCCTTCGGGATTGTCCGCAGGTTGGGGTCGTTGACCATCTCCTCGGCCAGAGAGATATACATCGTCACCGTGGCCTCCGACACGCCCAGCCGCGCAGCCGTCTTCACCTGCGTCCACTCTGGGTCGTCGACGAGGAAGCTGTCGTGAATGGCCTTGAAAGCCTTGGAGCGCTCCTGCCAACTTATGTCAGCACGACGGAGGTTCTCCTCCAATTCCAGGATGTAGGCCGTCCTGTCGTCCAGGCTCTCGATCGCTATCGCTGGTATCTTCGATCGGCCCAGGTTCTTGAACGCAGTTAAACGCCTCTCTCCGGCCACCAGTGTGGTGCCGTTGCGGAGTACGATAGGCTGGATGAGGCCCATAGTCTCGGGCAGGGCTTTTTCGTTCAGCTGGATCGACGTAATCAAGTCGTCCACATTGAGTTCCCGCCTCTGTCTGAGATCCCGATTGACCACGATCGAGGCTATCTCGACCATCTTGACTTCTGGCATCAGCTTGTTCCCTTAAACCGTCACAACAGTGGGTTATACCATAACCTCCGCAATCATCACAGGGGTTGGGGTATGACCCAGTTGGTTCCCATCCAGAACCTTGACAGCGTTCGCATCTCATCTTCGTTGTCCAAAAGGACCAGCCGGGGGAGTCTGCCAAAACATCCCGGCTGGCCAGCTAGCTAAGGTCCAGGGAGCCCAAACCTTAGCGCCCAAAAACTATTCGGCTCTTGAATAGGACCGAATCTCGGAGAAGACACGAGTCGGGTCACGCTGGCTTTGAGTATGGCCGAACGTGGCAACGACCTGCTTGCCAATGCAAGCCTCGATGCTCTCGCGTGTGCTATTTTCCACAGCACCTACCATTTCAAAAAACTCGCGCAAGCGGAACATCGCGTCCTCGGTCAGGTAGAAGTCGTCACGCGGCTTGAGCTTGGACAGATCGATGCCTTCCAAGGCATCTTCCGGCACCGACTCCAGCGGCGTCATGACCTGGTAGTGAAAGCGTACATAAGGTGTCTTCTTCTGGGCAGATGTGCCCAATTCCTTGCCCTTAATCAGGAGCAAGAACTCTCCCTCCGGAACAGTCGGAGGCCGTTCAAAGCTAGTCGGGTCTGCGTCGAGTAGTTTATTGAAATCAGGCATTAGTCTTCTCCTTTATGGCCAAGCGGGCCGTTGATCCGGGCTTCACGCCTCGGATGTCTGCGAAGAGTTCCGCCAGTCCCGTGTTGAGACTATAGGACTTCTTCACACTCAGAGACTCCGTCTTTAGATCAACGAAGTCAATTGGATGCGTGTAGATCTCACGCTTGTTGCCGACACCTGTCCCGGTGTTGCGAGCCAGCACGCAGCTGTTGAAATATCTGGGAACAGACGGGTTGAAGCTCCGTCCGATCGAGGTCATCGGGTAGCCGACCTTAATGTCGCTGTCGCCCGAGCCTTGGTAGATGATATGGCTGGTCACGATGACATGGCACTGCACCTCGTTGGAGTACAGCTTCATCAGGAAGCTACCAACCAGATCTTGAGCCGCACCCCAATCCTGGATCTCCTTCGGTGCCGTCAGCCGTCCTGCGCTCTGAAGCACCCAGTTGAAGGCGACCTTGGTGGCGAAGTTCAAACTGTCCACGACAAGGATGTGGTCCTTGTTCATCATAGTCGGATCAGAGGTCCACTTGGTGATCTTCGCCAGAGCCTTGCTCCACGCTTCCACCTTGTCAGGATAGACCATAGGTCCAGCGGTCTTGTACCTGTCCGTGAAGGTCTCGACCTCGATTCTCTTGAGGGCCTCCGTCTTACCCTTCAGCACGTTGCGGAGAATAGCCGTTCCACGGTCGAAGTCCGCGATGTGAAGGATATACCCAGCCTCCGCCAGACTGGCCAAAGCTCCTGTTTTCCCGCTGCCGGAATTTCCCAAGAACAGTAGCTTAATGGGGTCGCTTTCGACTGTCTCATCCAGAAATGGCATCTACTTACCTTTCATCAGTTGCTCAAAGGCCGCTTGGCCTTCCGGGCTTGCTGCCCAATCGTCACTCTCTTTCAAGTCCGCGTCGAAGTCCCCGTTGATCACACGCTGTCGGAGGTTCGCAGCAGCTATGTGTTCCCGGTTGTCCTTGGCTGCCATCATCTTCGCCGTCAGCTCATGCACAAGGATCAACTCTGGCGTGGCATGAGGACTCAAGAAATCATGGAACTCATCTGCCTCTGCACGCTTCGCCAGATCCTCGAACCCAGCGCACCTTAATGCGTCAGCACAAAGCTGACTAGTCCTTGCTGTCACTTCTTCCTCCCTCCAATAATTGCGGCACCTTGGCCAGATGTTCGAAGTAGTCCTTGGCTTCTTTGTACTCATCCGTCTCTCTCAGAGCGAAGTTGCGCCGTCGAACCTGGGTGACATAGCTAAGATCCATATCCATGAACCGAGCTACTGTCAAGTGTGGGTAGCCCTGATCGGTCGCGACTAGCACGAAGATGTGCCGAGTCCTCGACGCGTCCCGAGCGTAGCGCGAATAGAACTGTCCTATCGTGACACCCATTCTCTCACACAGATGTTTGACGAGCCGCTGCAAGGCCGAAGCCTTACGATCGATCTTCTGCTCCATGACTCTGTTCCATCTCCACTCTATTCTTCCCTTATTACCAGCGGGTCCCATACAACTGACTCATAATCAGCCTTTATAAAACGCTCTCGTACAGCAGGATCACGACCACAGATAGGTCGATAAGGGCAGCCACTATAAATGTGGCAACTCTCGAAATTCTGCGGCCACTTCTGCGCTTTGACATGGAGGACGGCCATCGAAATGTAATACTGTGTATTCTCGTACCACTCCGATATTTGATCCTTAGTGTAGCTGACCCGGAACCTTCCGTAGTCATCCAGGTTGGTACTAATGTAGCAGGCATCGATGATGACTCCCTGTACGTCTGGATGGAACCCAACCT